CGCCATGTCGCACAGCCCGCCGACCGGCGGGTCGCACATGAACCCTTACGACACGGTGAAGCATTCCGGCGTGGCCTGTTAGCTTCGCTGTCCCGCGGCTAGGCCCTGCTGGGCGCTCTTAAACGCTTGGCAGGGCCTAGCATGCTTCTATGACCTCAATGACCGCCTTTCTGGAACGGGTGGACCCTGAAGACGTCACTGCCCGTGCCCGTGAAGTCAGTTTCATCGAGACTGTTGCCCGGCTTCTGGCGGTGATACTTTTCGCTTTCGGCTGGGTGATCGCGAAGGCGTTCACCGTGGTGTGGTTCGCTGCGGTGTGGGTTGCCTTGTCGTTCGCTGATGGGTGGGCCGCCGCACGTGCCGACACCAAAACCTTGCGTGAAATGAAGGCCGCACGTAACACCGGAGGGTAACCCGTTATGGGCGTTCTGGAGCGCGTCAACGCGAAGATGGCCAGGCGGAACTCTCCCGCGCCGTCTCAGCGTGACATGTCCCTGAACGTGGACGAATGGTCGGCGCTGTTCGAGTTCGGTGGCCTGACGTACCCGCTCATCCAAACCACGATGGGCAACGTCAAGGAGGAGCGCATTGTCGGCTCCACCATCGCCGCTCATCACGGCAACACCGCTGTGTTCGCGCTGGTGCAGGCGAGGATGCAGGCGTTCTCCCAGATCAGGTTCCAGTGGACCCGGTTCAAGGGCTCCGATCCCGGCGACCTGTTCGGTTCCCCGGACTTGTCGGTGCTGGAACACCCGTGGCCCGGTGGGCTGACCGCTGACCTGCTCGCCCGGATGGAAATTGACAACTCCATCGCCGGGAACTCCTACATTGTCCGGCCCCGCGGTGACCGGCTGGCCAGGCTCCGCCCGGACCTGGTGACGATCATCCTCGGTTCTCAGCTTGACGCCGACTTTCCCATGGACGCCGAAGATGTGGAAGTCGCCGGGTATGCGTACTGGCCGCGGTCTGGCCGGGCGAAGTTTTTCCTCCCGAACGAGGTTGCGCATTACGCCTCGCAGCCGGACCCGAACTTCCAGTTCCTGGGCATGTCGTGGCTGACCGCGTGTATCCGCGAAGTGCAGGGCGACTCCCTGGCCGTGGAGCACAAGGCCAGGTTTTTCCAGAACGCCGCAACCCCGAACTTGGCGATCAAGTTCGACCCCACCATCCCGATCGACATGGTGACAAAGTTCAAGGCCCTGATGGAGGAGGAACACAAGGGCGCGTTCAATGCGTACAAGACCCTCTATCTGGGTGGTGGCGCTGACCCGGTCACGGTCGGGAAGGATTTCCAGCAGCTCGACTTCGCCGCGACGCAAGGTAAAGGCGAATCCCGCCTGGCCGCCGCAGCGGGTGTCCCGCCGTCCTGGGTGGGCTTCTCCGAGGGACTTCAGGGATCGTCGCTGAACGCGGGGAACTTCAACTCGGCCCGGAGGCGGTTCTCCGACGGCACCATGTACCACCTGTGGATGTGTGCGTGCTCGGCGCTGGAATCCATCATGACGGTGCCACCGGGGGCAAATCTGTGGTTCGACGCACGTGTGCCGTTCATGCGTGCAGACGAGCAGGACATCGCCGCGGTGGCGCAGTCGCAAGCTTCCACGATCACCACACTGGTACGGGAAGGCTTCGAGCCGGACTCGGTTATCAAGGCCGTTGCTAACAACGACATGAGCTTGCTGAAGCACACGGGGCTGCTGTCGGTGCAGTTGCAGCCCCCGGGCACAGCGGTGCCGTCGGAGCCGCAGCAGCCTGGCCTGCCGAAGCTGGACGCTGCACCCGCGGCGAAGTCCCGGCCGGTGATTGACCTGGTTCCTGTGTCGCGGGGGAAGGTGAGGGCTGGGGGCTCCGACCATGTGGAGAGTTCCACGGCGCACCTGCTGGAAACGGTGTCTCATGATCTGGCGCACGCACGCAGGCATCTGGCGCATCTGCGGGATTCCACTACGCCGGACAATATTGAGTTCAATCAGGACCATATCGGCAATCACCTGGAATCGGCTTCGGAGCATGCGCAACGGCTGGCCAACCACCTTCGTAAGCATTACAAGGTGGAGGGCGCTGAACTGGAAGCGCTCGAAGCGGCGCACCCCGCTGATACGAACTCAGAGCCTGTGGTACTAAAGCAAAAGCGCCATATACCAGTTACGGTTAGCTCTAACGGAAGGGCTGCCATCGGAGGGCCGGATGAGCACTGAGAGTGCACGCCGGGTGCGCCGCGCCCTGGCAGGGGACCGTTCTGTCACCGTCACCCGTGCTCTCGCCTTCGACGACATCCACATTCGTAAGGGCGGCACGGGCCGGGATGTGGTCGCCTACGCCGCGGTGTTCAACACCCCGTCGGAGATTGTGGACCAGGACGGGCATTACAACGAGCAGAACGACCCGGCGTCGTTCAACCGGTCTCTCGCCGACCGCGCGGACCAGATTTTCTCGGTGTACAACCACGCCAAGTCCCTGGATGGCACCCCGTCGGACATGTGGTCGGTGCCGCTGGGCAAGCCGCTGGAGATGAAGCCTGACAAGAGGGGCTTGTACACCGTCACCCGGTTCGACCCTGGCCCAGAAAATGACCGTATCCTCACCGCCATCCAGTCCCAGTCTCTGCGTGGCATGAGTTACACCGGCGTGTTCGTCCAAAGCGACCCTGAAAGGTCTGGCTATTCGCAGTACAAGCCAGACCGCAACGGCGAACTACCCCTGGTGACCCGGAAGGAAATCGCCCTCATCGAGTACGGGCCTACGCCGATCCCGGCGTTTGTCACAGCGGAAATCGTCGGTGTAAGGGCGAGGGAACTGGCAGCGATGGTGCGCGGTGGGTACAGCGCCGAGGCGGCTGAAGCTATGGTGCGCGATGGGTTCGGTTCCGAGCCGGCCGCCCGGGAGGTCATTGAGTTGAACGGTTCCAGCCGTACCGGTGTGCCTGTTCATCACACTGACGTTTCCACCACCGACTACCACGCCGAAACTGAAGTCGGCAAGATGAAGTTCCCGACGTCCTGGGATCACATGCAGTCGGTGTACGCCCTCGCCGACCAGGCAGCCGGTGCGGACAGCGGTAACAAGTACCTGCCCGAACACGGGCACCTCCCGCACCACCATGTCGGTGACGATGGCAACCCCGGCCCAGCCAACTTGATCGCTTGCCGGAACGCCTTGCTGAAGGCCGACACCATCGAAGGGTTCCCGACCGACAGTAAGCAGAAGGCGAAGGCGCACCTGCGGGCGCACATCGAAGACGCCGGCGCGTCCACGCAGGCGGACAACAAGACGTACCCGGCGGTGGTGACAGGAGCCGCAGGCATGACCAGCAATTCAGGCAGGACCGGGCAGGAGGAAACGGAGCGGGCCACCGCCGCTCCTGTGGCCGATGACATGGCCAGTCCCGCACCGGAACGTGACACGACAGTTGCCACCCATGGGCCGCACACCGGCGCGCATTCACATAATCACAATGCTTACGACGGCCCCGACGACAACAGCGACGGAATGCACGGCCACGAGCACGAACACGAAGGCGATGCGATGCACGACCACGACCACGAGCCGGGTACCTCGGGCCGGGCGGGCAAGAAGAAGAAGAAGGGCAAGTCCCCGGAGCCGGACGCTGATGACATGGGCATGCCGACTGGTGTTGCCGCAGCGAAGGCCGGCAAGTTTGACCCCGACAAGGACGGCGACGACGACTCCAAGGCGGCCACCGACAAGGACCATGATTACTGGACCGCCGATGGCAAGCAGAAGAAGCCGGTCCCTGGCAAGCCGATGAAGGACAGTAAGGGAGGCCGGGACGACGGCCCGGCTGAAGGCAGCCAGCGCGCTGACGGTGTGGACACTTCCCCGTGGGACGCTGGAAAGGTGTGGGCCAAGGGGTCGGCTGCGAATGACCCGGCGAAGTTCTTCGCTTCCGTTTGCGCTGGCCGCCGCAATGGTGACTCGAAGTTGCAGGCCACGTGGGCGCTTCCGCATCACTACAGTCCCGGTGACCCGCCGAACGCGGCGGGGGTTAGCGCGGCACTCGGCCGGCTGCGCAATACGCAGGGTTTGGTGAACTCCACGGCAGCGAAGGCGCACTTGGAGGCACATGAACGCGCCATTCAGGCGGCAAAGAGTGGTACAAAGGGTTCTAGCAGTTCCGGCAGGAACCCAGCCGCCGCCGTCCCGCGTAACGCAGACGCAAGCACTGGGTCCGCAGCCGCCACGCCAGGGCCGCAGCCGCACCCGGCAAACACCAGCACTACAAACAGGAGCAACACGATGGCAGACCTAATGTCCATCGACCAGCGGCAGGCGCGGCTCGCCGAGGTTCAGCATCGTCTTCAGGAAATCGACGCCGAGAACATGGGCGCCGAGCTTCCCGATGACACGAGGACCGAGTGGAGCGCCCTTCAGCAGGAGCTGGTCATTCACCAGCGGGCCATTAAGGACGCGACGGCCCGGTCGGAGTACCTGCGGACCATTCTGGAGAACCCTGAGCTTCAGGGCTTCACCGAAGGCACCGGCAACGACGGCATCGGTTACGGCAACGGTGGCGGCAACGTCCCCGCCGCATACGGTGGCCCCGGTTCCCGCACCGCCCCCACCTACCGGCAGACCAACGGCAACGGCACCCCGGCGTTCTATAACCCGATGCGTTCGGAGCAGGTTTTCGACCTGACTGCGATCCGGCAGCGGGCGCACAACTTCGACGAGGTCCCGGTGCTGATGCGTGAGCACGCCATGCGGGCCATCGAGATGGTGCGGTACGCGGGGCCGAAGTCCCGGGAGGACTGCCAGACCACGGTCGCGAACCTGCTGGACCGGGTGGACGACGAGCAGGGCACCCTGGCCCGGCGTGTGCTGACCACCGGTTCCCCGATTTACGACCGGGCGTTCGGCAAGATGCTCGGCAAGCTGTCGGTGAACGGGCTGTCCACGGAAGAGTCCCGGGCGCTTCAGCTCGGCGTGGACTCCGCGGGTGGCTTCGCCGTTCCGTTCCAGCTCGACCCGACCGTGATCTTGTCCTCGAACGGTGCCATCAACCCGCTGCGGCAGATCAGCCGGGTGGAGCAGATCACCGGCAAGGAATGGGACGGTGTGACGTCCGCTGGTGTGGTCGTCAACCGTGTGGCTGAAGGTACTGAGGCCGCGACCGGTGACCCGCTGCTGGTGCAGCCCAACGTCCGCACCACGCGGGTGCAGGGCTTCGTGCCGTTCAACATCGAGCTGGACGTTTCCTGGGGCGCGCTGCGGTCCCAGATGACGAACCTGCTGATGGACGCCAAGGACATTGAGGAGGCCACCTCCTTCGCCCTGGGCAACGGCACCGCCCCGAACGCGAACGGTGTCATCACCACGCTGCACGACCAGTCGGCTGGTTCGCTGGTCAACACGGCAGGCACGGCGACGCTGGCGATTGGTGACCTGTACAACCTGGAGAACAACATGGCTCCCCGGTTCCGGCAGCAGTCGGCTTACCTGGCGAGCAAGACCACGTTCAACAGGTTCCGTCAGCTCTTCCAGGCTCTGGCTTCGGCGGCGTTCGACTCGTGGGTGCGGCCTTCGGCTGGTACTCCGGCGACGTTCAACGGTTACCCGGCGTACGAACTGTCCACGATGACGACCTCGATCGCCTCTGGTTCCCTCGTTCTGCTTCAGGGCGACTTCAGCCAGTTCCTGATCGTGGACCGTATCGGTATGGGCATCGAGCTGATCCCGCACCTGTTCGGCGCTACGAACCGGTTCCCTGTTGGCCAGCGGGGCATCCTGGCGATCTGGTTCAACAACTCCAGGGTGCTGGTCCCGAACGCCTTCAGGCTGCTTCAGACCCTGTAGGCTCACAGTCTGGGGACAACGAAACCGCCTTCCTGGTTCAGGCCGGGGGGGCGGTTTCGTGTCTACAATCACAGGTATCTGACCTGGAGGTAGACGATGCCGTTGCGCTCGTTTTTCAAGGCCGTTGAACCTGGCAGTTCGCAGCCTGTGTATACAGCGGAAGCGGGTGACGTGGAAGTTACTATCGCAACGTTGCCTCTTCCTGGGCAGTCGCAGTCGTCGAGCGGGTACAACTTCTATGTTGGTGGCCCGGAGCTGGCTGTCGATGGCGGCGGCGGTTTGTACGTGATGACGTCGCAGTTTTCGACTGAGGTCGATGAAGGCGACGAGATTTGGGTGGCGGTGCCGAAGCAGGAAATCGCATGGTCCGCGGTGGGTGTGCCGCTGACGGTGCTGGTGCGGTCCCGGCGGCAGAAGCCGCGGCCGGCTGGTGAGAAGACGCGGCAGGCCACCAGGTAGTATTCTGCGCTTGGGTGACAGCCTGTGTGAAAAGAGGCCGGGAGCATGAGCGGACTCCCGGCCTCAGGCGGCACCCCGCCGAGGAAAGGCACCACCTATGGCAGAAGGTAGCAGGCGTGGTATCGCGGTGAACGCGCCGCTGTCACGGTTCGGCTGCGGGCATGTGGGCCGTGTTAACGAGTCGTGGCGGTCGAAGGTTTCGGTGTTCATCCGTGTCGCTGAGATTCGCAGCGATCGTGTGGACGCCGCCGGCCGCAAGTGCCCGGACTGCTCATGAAGCTCTGCGAGCATAGGCGTAAGCCGGACAAGGCGGTCTAAAATTCGTATCCTCTGGCACAGCAACTCCGCCTGGGCACATACCGGATACGGCACGCAGACGGCCATATGGGTGCCGAAACTCGCGGAACTGGGACATGAAGTCGCTATCAGTGCGTTCTATGGTCTCAAAGGCGGCCCGCAACGGTGGCAAGGGCATGCCGTGTACCCCGCAGGGCAGCATGCGTACGGCGGCGACATCATCGGCGACCACGCCGACCACTTCAAAGCGGACCTGATTATCTGCTTGATGGACCAGTGGGCTTTGCCTAAGGACCGGCTCGGCGGCCGGAACGTGGCTTTCTGGATGCCGGTGGATTGCGCGCCGCTGTCCAAACGTGACCTCGACGGTCTGCAGCAGGCTAAAGAGATGGGTGTTAAGACGCACCTTCTGGCGCTGACCGAGTTCGCGCAAGCACAACTGGAGGAAGCCGGGTACAGCTCCATGTATGTGCCGCACGGCATCAACACCACAAACTTGTGGGTTCCGCCCGCCGACAGGAAGGCAGCGAGGGAAGCCCTCGGCCTGGATGACAGGTTCATCATCTTCACCGACGCGGCGAACCTGTCCCATGACCGTAAGGGGTACGCGGAACTGTTCGCGGCGTTTTCCCAGTTCCGGTTGCGGCACAAGGACGCTCTGCTGATGGTCCACGCGCACCAGATCACCGCCACCGGCCTTGACCTGCCGTACATGGCGACCCGGATGGGGTGCCTGGATGGGGTGGCGTGGACCGACCAGTACCTGCTGACCGCCGGGCTGATCCGCCCTGAAACGCTGAGGTCCAACTATGGGATCGCCGACGTGTACGCCGGTGCTTCTTTGGCGGAAGGGTTCGGTTTGCCGGCGTTGCAAGCACTGGCGAGCGGGGTGCCGGTGGTGTCCACCCGTGGCACCGGGAAGGACCAGTACGGCCCTGGGAGGCACGGACCCGGTGCGTGGGGCAGTGCGATGCACGAAGTTGTTGGCCCGGTGGCTTACGAGGTGAAGTCGGAACCGTACTGGCGGCCCGGTCATGACGCCTGGTGGGATAAGCCGCTCATCGGGGAGCTTGTCAAGGCGTTCGAGAAGGCGTACAAGAGAGATGGGCCGTATCAGGCGAAGTGCGCGGCGTCTTTGGCGCATGCCCAGCAGTACGACGTGGATGTGGTCCTGGAGAAGTACTGGGTGCCCGCTCTCAAGGCCATTGAAGCCAAGCTATGAGCGGGCCGGTGACACCCGCCGATGGTGTGAGGGTGGTCAGGAACGCAGATGGTCTCGATGTGTGCACCGGCTGCGGAGCGCCGGTGGTCAAACTCTGGCGTAGTCAGATCCGGTCCATTCACCACGTCGCCCCGTGCGCAGAGGCTGAGCGTGTCTCCCGCGAAGAAAACTGAAGTTCAGCAGCCGCGGTTGCTGGTGATTGTGCCGTCACGTGGCCGCCCAGGGAAGCTTGCGGACCTCATCACCGCGATCAGGGCAACAAGAACAGCGTCAACCCAGGTGGCGGTTGGCCTTGATGGTGACGACCTGCGGTTGCGGGAGTACCTCACCGGCCCCACAGGTTCCGACATTGAGTA